TTGTTAACTGCGTCTACTAGTAGAGTACTATCATCACCAAACACACTACCTTCAATGTCACCATCATGTGGTGCACCAGCTACTTGATAGCCTGCACTTGCATGATTACCCCAAGCAAATGCCGCATTCCAGTTTGCACTTCCTGCATTTACAATTCTTGCATCTGCTCTAGCATTGGTATAATATAAGTTAGTATTTTCTGTTAGGTCAAGTGTAGTATGATTAGCAATACTTGAAACTGTTCCTGTAACATTACCTGTAACATTACCTGTTACATCTCCTACTAAGTTACCTATAAACAATTTACCTACAGCGTCAACCATAATAGTTGAATCGTCTGCAAATACTGAACCAGTTACATCGCCAATCATTGGACCGTATAATATGCCTGTTAGTCCGTCCATCATCAACTTCGAGTCATCTGCAAATACACTTCCAACTAAGTCAGTTACTTGCACAATACCGTTGTTAACTAGTAATGCGCCGCCTGCACTCATGCTTATTTTTTTACCACCTAAGTGAATAAAATCTTTTACATGTAAGTTGTTCCACTGGTTTGTACCGCTTCCTAAATCATGTACTCCGTCTTGGGCACTAATTAAATTGCTTTCTAATGAAGTAGGACTTACAAAGTTACCAGCATATAACTCGTTAAAGTTATTATTAGCTTTTGTAAATGCAGTACGTAAAGGATCACCGTCGCCTTTGTTAGCACTTGTACCGATATTAATAGTTTGTCTAGCCATTTGTTAGGTTCCCTTTATCAACTTGTACTCTAATTTTTCCTGCCGTAACAATTACTTCACGCTTCTGCGGATTTTTTCTATCCTGAGATAAAGGAGCTCCTTCTTGCACAAGCTTTTTTAAATATTGTTTACTTAATAAATTTTGATGTTCTTCATTCATTAGTGTTTACCTACTACAATTTCAACAACACCACGTTCACTATCGGTTTTGGTTCCTAAAGCCTTTCCAATTACAGTGCCGACTTTTGGATTGTTGTCTACAATAGCATATCCTGCTATTGCACTTGTAACTAACATGTCGCCTTTCATTACAAAGCCAATCACCTTACAAGGCACTCTACCTTGTAGTGCTAAAGGCGTTACATTCTTACCTTCCAAAGCTGAATTCATTAAGTGTGCTGGTTCAGTAGATACTACACCTGCAACTCTTCTATCACCTTTTGCTTGTGTTGTTGTCAATTCTTTTTCACCACCAAACACTACAACTGTGCCAGGCTCATATTCTTGATCAGCTATGTAATTCTCTGCCAAGTCAGCATAGTAAGCTTCAGTAGCAGTACCGTAGAATGTTGTAGCGTATACGTCTTTATATTTTAATGTTGAACTACCTATATCATATACATTTGTAACATCTGGTAAAACACCTGAACTGCTAAAAATAAACGGAGCAACACTTGATGTTGTTCCACTATCAGCTGCAACTATAGCAACTTGTCCAGCTGCTGTTACACCAGTGTTAGCACCAATTGCTAAGCCTGAGCTCGCTGCACCTTTTTCGCCTGGAGCTTCAATAAAGCTTGAATAAATCCAGTCAACGGCTAGTACTGCTTCTCCATTAAAGTTTGAAGCATCTTGTAGTGTACTTTCTGCAACGCCTGTGCCATCTATATTAACACTACCTGCAATTAACACATCTGGCTTACCATTTGCACTAACACCTGTAGTACCTGTTGCTCTAAGTATTTCACCTTGTGCAGGTGTTTTCATAATAACTGTTGTAGTATCTAGTGCAAGAATTTCATATAATGGATCACCACCAAGTATTAAACTGTTAACTTGAATACTACCATTAGTGTCAGTTTTTACAATACTGTTAACTTCACCAGTCTTAGTAACATTGCTTACAGCATAAGTTCCTGTGCCTGTTTTAATAACAGCTTCGCCTGGATCAGATCCTGCCGCAACTGTTGTTGTTAAATCAGCATCACCTATACCGCCGCCTTGCGATACAACTGTAGCAAATGGTATTTCATCTATGTCATTATCACTACTATCACCGCTCCAGTTACCTAGTACAGTACCATCACTAACACGTTTGATTTTCTTAAGATCAAGTTGTCCATCATTTATAGTAACCCAGCCGTTTGTTGCAGTAAATATATCACTGTCAAACGATGCTAGTCCTCTATCTGATTGATCAATATTGACAGCATTAACTCGTGTACTTGCGGCTGTCATTGCAAGTTTGCTTTGAGATATAGCTGCTGTTCCACTTACATCAGCATTTACAATAGATCCAACTTTATATTGTATATCTAAATCTGTATGCCTATCAGTAACAACGTTACCTACAATAGTTCTATTTCTTGTTGGTGTAAATGTTATATCACTGTTTGCTGTTATAATACCGTTAGCCCAAACATCAATCGGTCCTCTAACTAGTGTACCTTGTGCTCCACCTACGACACTTACCACGTCTTGCGTTTCTCCACCGCCTGCTGGTATTCCATCTGTAAATGTACCTGATACAGGGGTGTATGATATTTCAACAACATTACCTTCAACGCCAGTAGTTGTTTTTAAGTCAACAATAGTTCCTGTTGCACCACTGTTGTTGCCACTAATTGTTTGTCCTTGTACAAATGGGCCACTTACAATTGAACCTGCACTAATAATAAGTTTCTTCTCGCCTGTAGCAACAAATAAGTTACCTGCCGCGTAGTCGTTATATTCAGAGCTTCGTAGGTCTTGTACTGTTGTAGAACCAGCAATATTATCAACATACACTTTTGTCGCTGCATCACTATCTTGTGATGGCGCTTTTAAGTTTGTAATAGTGTTACTAGCCGCATTTAAATCTCCAGTCATCGGTACAACACCGTTTGGTGCAAGTACACCTGGCCCTAGTTTATTAGAAACTGCTGTACCATTAACATCATATCCTAAACGTCTGTTTACGTATCCTCTAACAGCACCTTCTGTTGGAACTGTGTCAGATGCGTTGTCTGTCATTGCTGTGTCTGTTGAGAACTCAGTGATAACAACACCACGTTTAAATCCTAGTCCGTCAACATCACTTAGTGCTATACTTGCACTAAATGTAACTGTACCAGTACCCTGGTCAACTTGGAAGAATTTACCAACTCTAAAGATACCATTTTGGTCTGTGCTTACGAAGAATACTCTACCTTTGTTTTTCTCAACAACTTCTTGAGCTGCATTCTTTTCACCTGGTGGTCCAAAAATAAAGTTTGGATAGTTAGTAGAATTAAAGCCACCTGTACCAATATCTAAGAAATCGTGTCCTGTTGCTCTACAAGTTGAAATGTTAACTGTAACATCACCTGTGGCACCAGCTTTAAGCCCTGCACGTATTGTATTAGTTGTACCTGCCGCTAGTACAACTGTACCATGTACACCTGTTGCATCAGTAGCATTAATTGTTTCGCCTACATCTGCAAGATCAACAATTGCATAAACATCATCTGATGCTGATACTTGCTCTACTCCACCGCCTGATACACCTCTATAGTTGTAAACAAAATGTTTTTTACCTTTCCAAGTAATAATTGGAGCTTCAGTTAATGTTGAAGTTGACCAACCTACAGGTCTGTAAGCTTCTGGCGTTCTTGCGTTATTGTTAAGTCTAAATTTTTCGTTAGCATCTGCAACTGCTTGAAGTGCTATTCTTACGTCACCTGCTGTTGCTCCTTTAGTAGTACCTGTTCCGCTTAATGCAGTTTCTGCAGCTCTAGTGTTGTCAATTGTTAACCTAATATAATCAAATGAACTATCAAATCCTGCTTGAATGCTATTAGCACCTAGTGCAGTTCCTAAACTATTACTAGTTAAGAATGATATTGATCTATAAAACACACCTGGGTTTTCATCAAACAGTACCGCAGTACTTGGTCTAATAGTTAATAAGTCTGGTTGTGCTAAGTCATTAAAGATTTGTGTTTCGTTACGTCTATAGTTAATTGAATCGTTATGTGTTGGTTGTGCAATAATACCGTTTTGTGCGTATTGTGCAGATGATGTTGAAAAGTTTAATTTATAAACTGCACCGCTGTAAGTTGGTGTTTCATCTGTTGTAGTAAGAGCTGTACCTGCTATGCTTGCACCTGTAATTCCGCCTGCACTTGGAGTACTATCTCCACTGTCAACTTGTGTTACTGTAATAGTAGCATCGTTAGCAGGAGTTGCACCACCAAGTTTGTCACCTGTTACTGCAAATGTATCATTTTCTCTGTAGTCAGTTCCTGGTGTTGTAATTACAACTGTATAGCCATTTGTCTTGTCTTTACGTACTTGAAATCTTGCACCTGTTGCTCCACCAACTGATACTGTTTGTGTTGCTGTAATGGGCGGTGAACCGCCAACACCTACTCCATTGTATGCACCTAAGTGCGGAGTAGCTAGTTCTACATTACTAACTTCATATCTTCCTTGTACAGCATTTGGAGAAGCATTAGTATGATAGATATCAAATTCTGATCTGTTTGACGGAACATCTTTAAAATCGTAAACATACATATAAGCCGTTGTTGCAGCATTTGTGTAACCTGTTGCGTCAACTGAAAGAGGAACACTGTTAGCACCTAGTGCTCCAGTAGTGCTACCAGTTATAGTATTTGTAGTATCAAAACTTCCTGAAGTTGAATCTAGATAAATTTGACTACTACCATTTGCGCCTGTTGATATTACTACTGTACCTGCTGCACCTGATGATGCTTGTGTAAATGTTTCTCCTGCAACACCTACTACAGGTCCTGTAGTTTGTAGTACAACAGAAGCACGGAATATCTTACCTGGCATTACCATATCTTCTGCAAGCGATACAGCATCTGGAATTTCGTTTGGATCTGATCCTTCTGCAACTAAGCCAAATTCACCATAACAACTTGATCCTGTTAGTGATCTAATTTGTGAACCGTTTTTAGAATAGTAACTTGCATGGCAATAATATGTAAACATAGATACCATTTCTGATATACCACCGTTCACAGCAACTAGGCCATATCCTAGATCGTTAATTTGTGTAAAGTCATTACCAAGCATACTTCTGTTACCAGCTGTCTGTAGTGTAATATCAATTGGTGCTGATACACTTTGTACAGTTTGTCTAATAATTAAAGCCCTATTAGTATCAATTGCTCCGTGTGCAGCTTGTAATGCACTCGCAGCCCATGTAATAGAAGGTTTAATAATTGCTGGAACACTATTTAAGTTTGATGCCTGTATAACATTAATAACAATTTCAATTAATGCAATTAGTTGATTTGACGCAGTTGCGTCAGCTGTTAATCCTGCGGTAACTTGTGTTTCTGCGTTGCCTGTTGACTTTGTAAAACTAATACCTTGAACAATATTTGACAATAATCCTTTGATATGATTCATTGCATTTACTGTTGGTGTAATTTCTGCGGCAGCTAGTACAGCTACCCCATCATCAATATAAGAACGTGCAGCTTGCCTTGAAGCTGTATTACCACCGTAATTTATATCATAAGTTATAGCGTCAATAAGAAATCTTACATCTCTAGCACATTTAACCTGATCGTATCCTGCCGCAGGACTATTTAAATTGATATATGCTACTGCTTCTGCACCTAAGAATATTCTATTTTCTTGAAGCTTTGTACGTGCTTCTACTGATTTAGTATAAGGTAATACACTCGGAGTACTAAATGTAATTGTATCAGCCGCAGTTTCTGTTCCTAATGCACCATTGTCAAGTATATCAATAATTTCATCAAATGCCGCATTAGATCTTGATAATGCTGTTGCGTCAGCCGCAACACTTGTTAGTGCTGCTGTTGCTGCTTTAGCAACTTGTATAGCGGCAATCGTTTGTGATTTTTGATTTGATTGTAAGTATGTGCTAACAACATTACGTTGATAAGCTAAACCGTTTGTTACTTGATTATAATTTGTTCCAAGTGCTAAGTCAAATTGTACTGCATCTAAAATATAGCCTGTATCTCTTTCACACTTAGTAGCATCAAATTCAAATGTTCCAACTGCTGTTAAGTTAAATCCAGTAGCTAGAGCACTAGTAGTACCTGTGAAACCTATACCGCCATTGGAACTTCTATCTAGTACAATTTCTGCGGTACCTAAAGATTTATCATAGTTTGTAAGTGCGTTAACTTGAAAACGTCTACCATCAATGTAGAATGCACATGGTGTTTGAGGACGTCTAACAAATAAGCCTTGTGGCGCCGATGCTGACCCTAAGCTTTTTATAGTTAATCTAAATGGATCATTACTTACTCTACCTGTTACTTGTATTGCTGAATTACCAACAAATGCATCAGTATACAGTCCACCTCTAAATGATTGCTTATTTAATGATGCTGCAAAGCTCGAACCTGTTTGAATATATGGTGATTTTGTAAGCACTTGTCCGTCTGGATCAAGTACTCCCATGAATCCGCCTTGTCCTTGCACTGTTAGGTTACGTAAAATTGTAGCATCGTTCAATAAGAATACATCTAAATCTTGATTACGTTTTGGCGGATTGTAACTAGCATTAAATGCAAAATTTACAGAGTTTGTAAAGTTTTGTATTGTTGTATCAATGGTATCAATTTCAGTCCAGTATGTTGCAATTTCTGTTGCATCAAAGGTATTACCTGAAGTGTGTTGTAATTTTGGAATATAATATCTAGTTACTCCTGCTGATATAAATTTAATTACATCCTGTAATCTATATAATTTACCTGTTGTCCATGTAGCTGGAGCAGAGTCGCCATTAGTTAAGTCTTGTGCATAAACTCTATTACTTGCATCACCGCCTGATTGGTTATATAATGTTGTTGGAGCAAGACCTTGTAGCAACTTGTTTGCCATAGTGTAAATATGAGTTACCCCTGCTACCCATTCATCGTGATAGTCGCTTGGTAAAGAAGAATCAGTTTGACCTTCCCAGAAAATATCACCTTGTTCTTCTAATACAAATTCATTACCGCCTAATCTAAGATCTTTCACAATAGCGTCAACAATATCGCCTATCCAGCCAAACCATTTTGCTCTTGAATATATTGCGCCTGCTGGTAATGCTGTGTATGTTGTTTCAAGATAGTTAACAACTTGTTCTTGAATGAATTCTTTATTGTCAATAAAGGTTTTAGCACTAGTTTCCCAATTACCTACGTTAGTATAACCAGCACCAATATTTTTTAGGCTCCCCGGCTTTTCTAAATAGTGATAACCAAAGTAGCCATCAAATGTTCCTGTAAGTGGGTTTTTGTAAACATCACCGTTTAAAATAGTGTCAACAGTAAGAGTAACCGCAGGAGCTCCGCCACTACCTAATTTAGAGTCTTCAATAGTAATTGTTTCTTCTTTTACGAAATCTTGTCCTTTTACTGTTGCTGTTGCATTGCTAATTGCACCATTAGCATCAACAGTTATAGATATAGTTGCGCCTTTACCAAGCTTACTAGTGGTCATATTATTATCACCAGTAATAGTATATGTTCCTGCTGTTCTTGATGAATTAATCTGTGTTTCGTATCTAAGTGTATTAATTTCTGAAACACCTAGTACCATGCCGTCAAATTCTGCATCTCTGTAAAAATATGTATCTGCATATCTTGATTGTGATACTCTTTTCTTAGGACGTACAATAACTCTACGCTGTTCATCACCTCTAATAGATACGTTATTTGGAACTTTAATTGGAAAGTCTTCTTCGTAAATACCAGATTCAACTATGATAACAACTTGTGTTTCATTTTGTACATTACCATATTCTAATTCTTCGCCAGCTATAAATTCAACAGGAGTTAATAGTTGTAATTCAATTTCATCTGTAGTTGCAATACTAACTGCTCGTGAACCTGATTCATGCTTGTAGTCTACCATTAAACCAATTGCACCAGATGCTCTACCTCTAATTACCTTGCCTGGAATAATATCAGTATTATTAGGATTAGCTTGATCTAAGTAACCAAAGTTACCATTGTTTGCATTAATTTTATATGTAGTAGTACCGTCAACAATAGCTGGAGCATTTAATGGTCCGTCATTTATAACTTGTAATACAATAGCAAATTTTGCATCAATAGCATCATCAGCAAGTGCGTCTGGAGTAATAGCACCATTAATGAACTGTGTTACTTGTGTTTGATAATTTGTTGGGACTGCTGTGTTTGTTAAGATATGATTTTTTACTATAGTTTTAGCATATGTAATACCAGCTACAGTTTCTGTTTTTTGTGTTCCAATTAACTTTTGACCTTCAACACTTGCATAGTAAGTAAGGCCAGCATATCTTGATAGGAAGTTAGCATTGTTTCCGATTAATGCATCTAATGATACACTATCAAGTATATCTGAAATATCTTTCTGGAAACTCTCTTCGTTATAATCACCAACTATATCAGGATATGTTGCATTTATATATGCTGTAACTTCTTTTGCTACAAATTCTTTGTTATTTAAAATTAATGTTCTAGCATTAGTTCTGCCAGTTATCGGTGACGTAATACCAGCTGTATTAATTGTTGATCTAGTAGCACCTGTATTAAAAGTCAGTGTCTGCATGTACGGACCTGGCTCTGGCGGTGCTGATATAATTATTTCTTCTGCTTTTCGTGCAGCCGCATTTACTGTTCTATATGCGTAACCAATTGCACGACCTTGTTTGCCGTCTGGTGTATACCTTTGGGTATCATCACCCTTCATTGTTACAAAGATGTTTACATCACTAGTAGCCGCAACATTATCAACATATAGTTTAGATACTGCTTGCAAATCATCTGGTCCATATGGTGTACCTTTACCAGCAAGTTCTCCTGGATGATCGAACAAGTTAAGAGCACCTGCCATAGTATCACCTTGCCTACGTACTAGAGACTTTCTAGGAACAGCAACGTTGTCTAACCAATTTCCTGTTAGTGTACTATCATAAGCCGCATCAACAATTGTCATTGTGCCGCCACCACCACTTAATAACAGTCTACCAGTATTATTAATAGCACCAGAAGAAGTAGTATGAAGACTAATAGTATTAATATCTACAACTCTTATGTAATATGTTTGACCAGTTGTAACATTTGCTGGATCAGTACCTGTAGAATTCCACTTAAACGCTGCACCAGTAAATGATCCTGCTAATCCATGTGCAGTAATTACTAAGTTACCTAAGTTCAATGATCCTACAGTAAGCGTATAACCAGATACACTAGCAGGTTCGTCTCCTAGTCTTAGTCCACCACCAGCAACATCTTTTTGCTGATAATTACTATCAGCATAAGCTTTATTAATTACAAGATCTGCTGTAGTATAAGATGTACCATGAACAGAGTTAAATGTATCAATTGCAGCCTGTGTAACACTTACGTTAGCAATTGGCTGTGTTGCTGCGTCTAAAGGTCCACCTAGTACAGGAATTGGATCATTAGAAACCTTAGATACAAGTTGTTTAATAACAAGCTTGCCGTCAACTGTATAGTCGAACCCAATAGTATCAATAGTACCATCAAGAGCATTGTTTGATGCTAGTTGTAATAAGTTAATACCACTACCATCGCTTTTAACTACTGGAATTTTATTTTCGTTTCCTTGATATGTTGCAGGAGTATCGCTTAGATCTGTAAAAGATATTTGTCCGCCGATACCAAATACTGCATATAGTTCTTGAAAGTTTTCGTTTACTTTACGAAACGATTCTCTAATACTATCGCCGGTGCCGTCATTACCTTCTACACCAATATCAATATTTTGCTTTGCCATTCTCTAAATGCTCCGTTATACTGCTGTTGCCAGCGAGTTATCTAATTTGTCCATATCAAAGTTTATACTAACTCCGCAACCGCAGGATGATTTTGCGTTTGGATTTCTAATTTCAAACATAGAACCTACAAATGATTTTACGTAATCTACTTCTGTTCCTGCTAAAAACATAATACTATGAGCTCCAATGACAAAATTCCCCGATCCTGTATTGATAGTAATGTCCATTTTGTCTACATCTTCTTCTTTTTCTACAGAATCCCAGTCATACTGAAAGCCTGCACAGCCGCCACCGGAGAGGTTTAGACTAACTGCATAGCAATTATTTTCTTCACAAAGTGTATTAACTTGTAGTTTGGCAGCATCAGTTAGCGTACAAATGGTCATTGGAGCTCCTTAATTCATAAGTATTTATCGAACATTTTTATAATCTTAATGTTAAATATAGTTATGTTCTTAAAAGAATTTAAAAAAGAAACCCGGCATACACGCACCAGCAAGCTAGGAAAGACACATAGCTACAATAGATTTCAAACTTTTGTAATACTAAGATGTGATAGTTGCGATGATGAATTTACTAGACCTAGAGGATCTATGGATCCTAAACGTCTAAACAATAATTATTTCCATGTTTGTAGTAACTGTGATGCAAAAAAGTTTGCACAAAAGAAAGGTGTTGAAAAGAAACAAGTATGGAATTTAAGTGCTAGTTCTACAATGCCTATTGGAAAACTTTAACCACTTATTAGTCTTCTTTTTTCCAAATAGTCCAAGCGCCATATAAAATAGCACCGTAAGCGGCTATTTTAGCAAAAGGACCTGCAATTAAAACAATTACACCTATTAAAATAAGTGCAGCTCCGTCCCATGTAGTACGTTCTTCAATTCTATTCTTAATCCAATTAATTGGGTTCATAGTAGTTCTCCTGTTATAATTTATTTAATCCATAACTTTAATGTTATTATATACATACTTATAAATAAGATAGACGTTATTAACTCAATTTGGAGAAAGGAATATGTTTAAATTTTTAGCAAACCTCTTTAAGGCACCAGCACCTAAAGAGCCAGTAATTAAAGCTGGTGTAGTAGACACAGGAAAAGCACCTAAAAAGTTTCCTGCTGATAGCGTACTAAAAGGATTAACCAAAAAAGAGCTAGAAGAATTAGCTCGTACACATGGTGTAGAACTTGATAGACGTAAAACAAAAGTCAATATGATTAAAGAATTTAAGGATTTATATTCTAAGAAGAAGTAATTCTAGTAGCCAGTTGGTCTTGAGCAGTTGAAATCCTATTCAACTTACGTTCGAGAACATTAATAGCAGCCTGCTGCTTGCGAATTTGCTCTTCTAACGCCTGTACATACTTTTGTGTAGGCAAAATTCTTTCAACACCATCTTCGCCTAACATTGCGATAGTGTCAGCACCTTGACCTCTAATGCCGCCAGCAACTCTATTTGGATTTTTATTTGATTGTTTAGGCGACGGCGCTGAACGACTGTACATCTTGTTCAAGTATGTCATATTGATCTCCTGTATAGTATTTATAAAGTTCGATACTAGCTAGATTCTTGCATTTGCTTTCACACATAATATCTGCATAGTCTAAGAATGATAGTGCATAATCATTTACAAGTTGATTAGGATAGTAGTCACTGTGTGCTCGCAGTTTTGCTTTCTTGTGTCCTGCTTCTAGTAGTTTACTCATACTAGGCATTGTATCGTGTGCATAGCTTTCGGGCAAATGTTCGTTTCTACTGTAACTGTAATGTATCACAGGACGAACACCTCGCCAACTATCAATTATGCGAGAAAATCTATTGTCGGTTGGACTAATGTATTCACCTTCTCTACACCAGTGATGGTGTATGTCGAGTACGAGTGCAAGGTCGTCGGCAAGTTCGAGGCTGTCTTCGATGCCCCATTTGTTTTCGTCGTTTTCGATCGTGATAACGTTTCTCGCTTCTGGTGTGAGTCTCTTGAGTGCGGCCTTAATACCGGCTGGACCTTTGCGGCCTGAGATGTGTACGTTGCACTTAAAGTCTTGGAATTGTGTGCCGTAGCCCATCCATCTGATGCAATCCACATGATATTCAAACTCCTCTATACTACGTTCAACTATTTCTTCATTATCTGAAGCAAGGACTGTAAATTGGCCTGGGTGCATGGAGAGTCGAACATCGAGTTCTCTTGCTCTTTTGCCGACTGTTGCGAAGTGCTTTTCACAGTACGCCACCACATCAGGCTTACGCCAAAAATAACTCCAAGTAGGCTCGGTATAAACAGGAAGCACATCGCTACCCAATCGGACCATTCTAAGTTGTTCAGGAAGAGATCCCACATATTCAATTAGCCTTCCATATGACGCAATGTTGTGGACCATAATATCCCACAAGCGTTCTTCAGCAACATCTACAGTTTGTCTATTCAACCACTGAACAGTAGTGCTACGAGTATTTAGCGGACG